GTACATGGTCGAGTTCATCGACAACCCATGATTAATGTTGTACTCCTATTTAAAATGTGTGTCAAACCCTTTTTATAAGTTTTTTTAGTTTACATTATTTTTATTTTGTTTTAGTGTGTATTTTTTTATGGAGTAACAAATGCAATTACAAGATTGGATTAGAAGGAATGGCTACAACTATAGGTCATTTGCAGACGAGATAGGCGTTTCGTTTAGAAATGTTGAAAAATGGAGTAGAGGTGAAACTTTGCCTAGATATAACAAAGCTAAGATTATATTTGACTTTACTAATAATGAGGTGAATGGGCATGACTTTTACGAGAAACAAATTCAACGCCATCAAGCAGACTTATAAAGGTGAGGTTTTTGATAGTAAGAAAGAATTAAAAAGGTATGTGGAGCTAGAGTATTTACTTAAAGCAAAAGAAATAAATGATTTAGAATTGCATCCAAAGTTTGATCTTATGGTAAATGGCGTTAAGATAGGAAGATACACTGCGGATTTTAGATATAAGAGAGGCAGTGAAACAATAGTAGAGGATGTAAAGTCTAAGGCAACTAAGACTAGAGATTATATGCTTAGAAAGAAAATTCTAGCTACATATAATCCACCAATAATTATAACAGAGATTTATTAGTAGGGGAGCTTATATGTCATGGTCAGCGTTAAAATGGGCATCAGAAGTCAAAGTAGGTAACTCTACAGATAAGCTAATATTAATTATATTGGCGAACTTTACTGATGCAGAGAACACTTGTTATCCTTCACATAAGAAGATAGCAGAGCTATGCGAATGCAGTACAGACACAGTTATTCGTTCACTTAAACGATTAAAAGAATTAAACTTTATTGAAGTTGAGAAAAGGTTTCAGCTTACTCAAAACAATAATCACAGACAGACAAGTAACATATATAAGTTGCTTATAGATACCCAGTCGCAAATTGCCACCCCACCCCCTATGCAAAATGCAACACCAATAACCTATCATAATAAAAAAGAATATAGTAAGGAGTTTGAGATATTTTGGAAAGAATATCCCAATAGACCAAACGATAATAAATTTGGAGCTTCTCAAAAGTTTTGTGTTATTATGAAAAATAAAGAAATTGACTTTGAATTATTACTGAAGAGAACAGTATTATTTGCTAAGTCGCAAGCGGGGAAAGATGAAAAATTTATTCCTCATGCAAAGACATGGTTATCTCAAAAGAGATACAACGATGTAGAGCAACCAAAACAACGAAAAACAAACTTAAACTTATTAGTAGGATAAACAAATGATGAACAAAAATGAAAAAACAATGATAGAAAAAGCACAAGAGCAAGGAATACATTTAAATGGATACTATGAGGGAGATCATAGAACTAGATGCCCAAACTGTTCTCCACATAGAAAAAAGAAGAACGACCCTTGTCTATCAGTTACAGTATCAAATGATTCAATTCTTTGGATGTGTCATCACTGTGATTGGACTGGTGGCGTTAAAGAAGGTTCTTATAATAATAGATTTACTCAGGCTGCCGAACCAATGCCAAGATTAGCCACACCAATACCTATAGTATCAAATGCAAACCACGACTTATCTCATGGCTCTTTGGCTTGGTTACAGAACAGAAAGATATCACAAGCGACTGCTGAAACATTTAAGTTGTTTACTAAAGATCAAAAGCTATGTTTCCCATATTATCTAGATGGAGACATTGTTAATATTAAAAGCAGAACAAAAGATAAGAAGTTCTTGCAAGAGAAGAATGCTACTAAGTGCTTGTATAATATAGATATGCTTAAAAAACATTGGGAAGATGTTGCTATTAAGTCTGTTATATTTGTAGAAGGCGAAATGGATGTACTCGCATTGTATGAAGCTGGGTTTAAAAACGTAGTAAGTCTACCAGATGGTGCACCTCAAACAGCAAAATTTAAATCTGATGATAAAAGGTTTATGGCGTTTGAACACTCTAAATGGATTTTTGATGCAGACGAAGTTATTGTAGCCACAGATGCTGACGAAAATGGCAAGGCTTTGAGGTTGGAGATTATTCATAGATTTGGTAAAGACATTTGTAAAGTTGTCAATTTCCCTAGAATTGATGATTGGCAATGCAAAGATGCAAACGAGTGCCTTATCAATGATGGTATACAAGTTTTACAAGAATGTATACAATATGCTGAAGAGTTCCCCGTCCAGGGATTGCATGGAGTAAAAGAGTATCACGACAGTGTGCAGAACATTTACGATGGCAATGAGCAGAAGGCTTTCAGTACTGGATTTAAAGAATTAGATAAAATATATAAGATTATGCCAAGTACATTTAACTTAATTACTGGTATTCCTAATCATGGTAAGAGTAACTTCTTAGATCAAATATTATTAAATCTAGCAGAGAATGAAGGATGGAACTTTGCAGTATTTAGTCCAGAGCATTCAACTCCTAATCACATAAGGAGATTACTAGAGAAAAGATGTAGAAAGCCATTTGATATTGGTTTGCACGCTAGAATATCTCAAGACGAACTTAACAATGGCATAGAGTTCTTGGATAATCATTTTAAATTTATTGAGAACACAGAAGAAATACCAGACATTGAGTTCATATTAAGTAAGGCGAAAGTAGCTAAGCAGAGGTTTGGTATAAAGGGTTTAGTCATTGATCCATTTAATCAGATCAGTCCTAATAGAGATTATGCTAAAAGAGAAGACGAACACATAAGAGATATAATTGCTAAGTGTCAGCAGTTTGCAAGAAATCATCAATTAGTAGTTTGGATGGTAGCTCATCCTCATAAACTACAGAGGAATGATAGTGGTGTAGTTCCACCACCAGATTTATATCAAGTAAGTGGTTCTGCACATTGGGCAAATATGAGTGATGCCGCTCTAGTGGTGCACAGAGACTTTGAAGACAACTCTACTCAAATAATTACTAGAAAGATTAGAGAGCAAGGTATCTATGGTCATATAGGTCAGAAGTTCTTCAGCTTCAGTAACTCAAAGAAGGTCTATGAAGAAATAGTTGAAACAGAAAATAATTACGATTACTCTAGAGATGAGATGTAATTGCAAATGGTAAAATTATATGAATTGTTGGGCATGTAACACAGAATTAATTTGGGGTGGAGACCATGATGTAGAGACTATGGACTCTGAAGAGCACTCATTATTGACTAACTTATCTTGTCCTAACTGTGAAGCTCTTGTATTAGTTTATCATGAGAAGAGAGATGAAAATGAAACAAAACACTAAAAAGCCAAGCAAAAAGATTGGTAGACCTAAATTTGTAGTTACAAAAGATATGTGTGAAAGGGCAGAAGCCTATGCATCTCAAGGACTTACATCGGAACAGATAGCTCTAGCTTTAGGAATAGGACAGTCAACTTTGTATGATAAACAGAATGAGTTTAAAGAGTTTGCAGAGGCTATAAAAAGAGGTAAGGGCAGAGGAATACAAAGAGTAACTAATAAGCTATATGAGAAAGCGTTAGAAGGCGATAATACTGCAATGATATTTTATTTAAAGAACAGAGCAGGTTGGCAAGATAAGATAGAGAAAGAAACTATTATAGAGCAGAAGCAAGTTATAGATTTAACTAGGATAAGCAATAATGAACTTAGCAAACTTAAATCAATCCTTACCTCAGTTACTACAGAAGGTGGAAGCAGAGGAAATGAAGAGATCATTGAAGGAGTTCACGAAAAACTCTTGGGAAGCGATTGAACCAGGTCGAGACTTCTACGACAATTGGCACATTGATGCAGTATCAGAACATCTACAAGCAGTAGTAGAAGGCGATATAAAAAGACTTATAATAAATATACCACCAAGACATATGAAGTCTATAAGCGTTGCAGTAGCTCTACCAGCTTGGACTTGGACAATACAACCAGAGAAAAGGTTTCTATTTGCTAGTTATGCAGGCTCATTATCCATAAGAGATAGTGTTAAGTGCAGAAGACTAATAGATAGTCAGTGGTATAAGAAATATTTTGGAGATACATTTTCATTAACGTCAGATCAAAATCAAAAGCAAAGATTTGAGAATGATAAGACTGGGCAGAGAATAGCAACCTCAGTAGATGGAGCACTAACTGGAGAAGGTGGAGACATAATTGTTATTGATGACCCACATAACGTAAGAGAAGCTGAATCATCCACAGTTAGAGAAGGCGTACTAGAGTGGTGGGATCAAGCTATGCAGACTAGATTGAATGACCCAAAGACTGGTGCTTTTATAATTATTATGCAAAGAGTACATGAGAATGACTTGACTGGTCATATATTAGCTAACGAATATAACGAATGGGATCACTTATGTTTGCCTGCAAGATATGAAATAGGTCATCCAACGCCAACTAAATCATCATT